TGTTTTATTATCTATATCAGATACATTAGTTAAAAAATCTTCTGAATTATTAATTGAAAGATTATTTGTTTCTTTAGGTAATAAGAAAATTGCTCAACAAAAAATATTGAATTCTGAAGTTGGTAAACATGGAAAATTAATGGATACTATAATTTCTAAAGGTAGTGGCTTACTGTCTAATATTGGAGGATTTTTAGGAGGCGGTAAAGGAGGTGGGTTTGCTGGTTTATTTAGTGGTGTAAGATCTATATTTGGTTTTGCAGATGGTGGTGTAGTTCCAGGGGGTGCGCCATATACAGATAGGATTCCAGCTATGCTAACACCTGGAGAAGTTGTTATACCTAGAAATAAAGTTAATAATAATTCAATGGGGTCAACTAATATAACTAATATTAACATAAGTGGAAATGTAGATCAAAGATCCATAGATCAAATTAAAGCAGTAATTGCACAATCATCAGCAGAGGTTGGTGGTGCAAATAAAACATTCCAAAGAAATACTCAAGGTATAAGAGGGAGAAATAGATAATGGCTAGTAGTAAAATATTTGAATATGCAAATGATATATCTATGAATAGATCATCTGCATCAGCAAGATCAATAACAACAGGTGGGTATGGTAGAACACATAGATTAGGCCCAAGCGTTTTATCTTTTGATGTTGATTTACCTGTTTTATCAGAGTCTCAGTATTTAGATGTTGAAAATGAATTATTAAATATTGATGATGGGATAAATTTTTTAAATGTTAATCTTAGTTCTAATAATGGAAATAAAATTATGTCTAAAAACATAATTCCAACCACAGATGAAATAAAATTTATAACAACTAGTTATTCAACATTAAGACAAATTACTTTATGTAATTTACAACCAAATGTACAAAATATTTTTAAAGTTGGAGATTTTATACAATTTTCAAATCATCCAAAAGTTTATCAAATATCAAAACCATTAGGTTTAACTGGAAGATTTTTTAATTCTACTAATGCAGGAACTTGTACTGTTAGATTATCATCTCCTTTTGTAAGTAATGTTGGTGTAAGTACATCTAATTCTACTGGTTCACTTTCTCATTTTTATATTGTAAATGGCACAGGTGACTCTAGTGAAGATGTTCAATATGATTGGTTTTCAGGGAATTCTGGAATATATACAAATGGGTTAATTACATTTATTGATTCTAATACTAATACAACATATAAATATTCTGATGGTACAGATGCAGTTTTAAATATACCTGCTTATTTTTATACATCATATGATATATCGTCTTTAGGACAAAATGGTATTAATGGTACAGAAAATAATTTTAATTTATCACAATCAGAAAGAGATCAAAATAATAAAATATCTCAAATATTAAATCAAATTGTAGATTTAACAGGTCAATTAGAATTTAAATTTAATAAACCAAATATCAGAGCAGTATTAACTACACCAAGTCAAGGTGGACAAACAATGACAAATGAAAATGTAATTACAACAATTACAAACCCTTATCAATCCGGTTTAATTACTTTTAAAAATTCAAATAATACTGTTGCAAAAGATCCTAATGGTGATGATTTACAAATTATATTACCATCTACTTTAAATACTGCGGAAGATATTTATAATTATATTAAAGATACAATATTAGCATCAAATTCTACGCATCCTTTAAAAGTATATAATATAATACAAACCATATCTGGTGGTTATTTTCCAGAAAATTGGGGTGAAACAAATTTAAATCATGTAGGAACATTTTATATACAATTTGGCCCGGAATATTCAAATTTAAAAATTGAATTAACAACACCAACAGGTGTAATTGCTACAAATTATAATCCTTATGAATTATTAAATGATACAGTGGCAACACTTGATAATTCTAATATTGGAATAACTATAGAAAATTCAACTGAAACATATTCTGTTGGGGAATATTTGTCTCCTGCAAATCAAAAAATAGAAAATTATTATGTTCAAAAAATATTATCAGTTAATGTTTCAGGAACAACAACTACGATTTTATTTGATCAAACTTTTAATAATTCATTAAGTGGTTGGTATGATTATTCACCATTAAATCAAATTACAAGGCATTTAAATACTGCTACAACAACCACAAGTACTGGGTTTATTGAAGAAATATACCCTGAATCAAACGGTACATTATATAAAAATTCATACCCTATTTATATGGGCCCAGATGTTAATATTAAATTAATGTTAACTAAAAAACCAGCAGTAACAATTATACCAAAAAATGAACAAGAAAATTTATATAAATATGATAAATTTGAATTCCAAGAGGTATTATAATGTCTAGAAATATAATAAATAATTATACAGCTGAAGAAGGTGGTTATCCTATACAATTCATTGCTATTGAGCCTGATGAAAAAATTAATAATGCATTATTATTAAATACATCTTATAGAACTTTAGAATTTAATTTTAATGGACAAAATAGAAAATTTTATCCTGCTGCCGGTGTTTTAAATTTAACTGCAGTTGAAGAAACAAAAGATGTTAAAACAAATCAAATAACTGTTTCTTTAAGCGGATTACCAAATACAAGTATACCTGTTTTAAAAGAATATAAAGGTATTGGTGGTATTGTTACAATTTATCAAGGTTGGATGGATGATCAAGATACACAACTTAGTAATCAATATCCATATACTGGGGTATATTTAAAATGGAAAGGTGTGATTTATTCTCATGCTGTAGACGAAGAAAATCAAGAATTTGGTCAAGTTAAAATCACTTTAGAATGTAAAAATATTTTAGGTACTATATTAGGAAGTACTCATGGTAGATTTACATCAGACAGTTCTTTTAAAAAAACATCATCTGGTGATAGATCAATGGAATTTGTTGCATCAATGTCAACATTTAATCCTAAATTTGGAAAAGATTAATAAAGGAATAAAATGAATATAAAAATAGTTGATAATAAAGATATAGAAAATAAATTAAATAATGGAATAAATGAAATAGTTAAAGCTATGAAAGAATTTCCAGATTTTACTATAAAAGGGTTAATTGTTACAAATCAATATTATGAACAATTAATTAAATTATGTTTTGAAAAAGGCATTATAGTTATTGCTGAAGAAAATAATAAAATTATTGGTTGCATTATGAGTTTAATAAATGCAAATATATTTACTGCAATGAACGAATTAGTTACTGTTGTTACTTGGGTAAATAAAGATAAACGTAATTCTTCTGCATTTTATAGAATGTTTAAATTATATAAAAATGAATTTCAAAAATTAAAAAAAGAAAATAAAATTGATAGAGTTTTAATGCCAAGTTTAAATGAATATAAAACAAATATTAAATTTAATAAATTAGGTTTTAAATTAGTTGAAAAAACTTATGAATGGAGATAAATAATGGCAGCTGCTGCACCAATTATAACCGCAATTACCGCAGAAGGAATTAAAGGAGCAATTATTAGATTTGCTTTGTCGCTTGCAGTATCATATATAACACAAAAACTATTTGCTCCAGAATTACCTGATGGTGGTGGTTTAGGTAGCTCAGGTTCACAACCAGATCCGGGAGTTAAACAAAGAATACCTTCTGATCCTGCAAATAAACTTCCAGTTATTTACGGTGAAGATAAAGTTCACGGTTCAATTATATTTGCAGATATAACTAGTGATAATAAAACAATGGCATTTATTATTGCATTATGTGAGGGGCCTATAAATAAAATAGGTACAGATAATTATGGAACAAATAGCGGTATTTATTGGGATGATTGGGAATTATCATTTAATTTAGCTGGATCAGTTATTAATGCAACTCATCCAGATGGCCAAACAGATGATTGGTTAAATGGTAATTTAAAAATTGTAAAATATCCAGACGGTGGCAGATGCACTGATATGGAAAATTTTAGCTCTAAATGGGCATCAGGTGCACAAAACAGACAATTGCCAAATTTAGCTTATGCTTATGTTGAATTAGATTATGATAGAGAAAATAATGTTACAGGTTTAACTAATAAATTAGGTTTTGTAGTACAAGGTAAGCTTATTAGAACATTAAATTCAAACGGTTTTAATGGGCCACCACCAAAACCTATTACTTATCAATCTTCATTAGCTAATCCAGATTTATTTGATAAAAATGTTAAATTTACAGATTTTACAGGAAAACAAATTTCTTATTGGGTATACGAATATAATGGTGGTTTTGATTTAGATATTGGGATAGGTTTAAAAGTTTTTAAAAACGGAACAACTCAAATTATTGATGCTGGTTTCGATTCAAATGGTAACCCTGTAAGTATTAATGATATTATGAATGGTACTGCTCAACCATTAGGTAATGGAACTGGGGCAGATGCTGAATTTGTTTTTCTTGAATCTGGTGAACATCATATATCAAACTGTAATCACAGTTCTTCAACATTACAATATGATTATTTTACACCTAGTCAAGGTGTTGATACGCAAGGTAATATTATAAACGATGATGGCTTTAGATTTATAAACGGACTTCATATAAAAGCTTGGGGCAATAATTATAGTAATTCTCAAATAACAAATGTAGGTAGTCAACCTGGTGTTGGTGTTTGGATTGTTCATTCTTGGACTGATTATGCAGGTAATTCTGATTATGTTGCTTTACCATTAAATACTTGGGAAATAACGCCAACTGGTGGTATATATGCAAATTATTCAGAAGAGGATTATGCAAATAGATTATTAAGTATTTTACAAGGTAGTCAATCTAGTATTGGGATGCATCCGTTAACTTATACACCTTATTCTGGAAGAACAGTAGCAAATGATCCTGCAAATTGGGGCGTAAGACGTGCAAGAGAATGGAATTTTCCTGATGTAAATGGGAATAATCCATTATGGCAATATCAAATGCACCAACAATGGTTTACTGCGCATATACCATATACAGTTTTAAGAACATATTTTGGATATTATTCTACTAATCCTGCTGAATGTTTAGCGGATTATTTAACTAATAAAGTTTATGGTTGTGGTTTATCTATTTCAGATGATGATTTAGATTTAGATACATTTTATGATCATAAGGTTTTTTGTGATACATTAGTTACTCATGATGATCCAGATGGTAATCAAGTAACAAGTAAAAGATATCAATGTAATGGTCATATAAATACTAATGATACAAAAGATGTAAATATTTCAGATATTGTTACAAATTCTCAAGCAATATTTAGTTATACTTTAGGTAAATTTCAAATGATATCTGATACAACAGGATCAAGTTCATATACTTTTGATGATACAAATATTTATGGAAGTATAACCCTTGTAAATGATGGTTTTAACTCAACATTAAATGAAATGAATTTAAAATTCAAATCAAAAAATAATAAATATCAAGATGATCAAGTATTTTTAGAATATTCAGATAAATTTTATAATGAACCTATTTTATCTAAAGACTTATCTTTAAGATTTGTTAATACAAATGTAGAGGCTCAAAGATTAGGTACTGTAATAATGAATAAATCAAGAAGTAATAAAATTATTTCTTTTAAAACAGATACAAGAGCTGCAAATTTACAAGTTAATGATGTGGTAACAGTTAAAGGTACTTATTACAATTTAAATCAACACAATATATTTAGTCATGAATATTATAATACACAATCAAGTTTAAACTCTACTGCACCAATAGGTGAATATGAAATTTATGCTCAAGGTGAAAATAGGGTTTATCAATATTCAGACGGATCAGGTGAAGCAAGATTTTTTGTTCCTTATACAATTGTTAAATTTGAAGATTTATTAGAATTTTTTAAAGATTGTATTAATGGTCAATTTTATGACACAAGTGGTCAATTATCTGTTGAACAAGCTAAACAAAATAATAAACTAGGTGAAATATTTTCATTTGTAACTTTTGATTCAAGTTATTCTAATCCATCTAATACTTATGGTGGTAAATTTGTATTTCATGCAAATAAATCAGTATTTGATAAAACAGTAAATAATTATTTAAGAGTTGATGCAGTAACAAATATATATAATACTAATTTATATTCTAAAGTAACAATTAAGTCTCAAAATGATAATGGTACATTATTTAAAATAAATAGTATTTCAGAAACAGAATTAAATGGAGGGGTTCAAGGTTATTATATTACAGCTCAAGAATATGCACCAGACGATTATACTGTTGGTACATTAACTGCAGCTGCACCTGCACCTTCTATTTCTCCAACAAATGGATATCAAAATATAAATACAGCAACTAATTTAATATTAAATGGTGCATTTCCGAATGATACAACGCCTTATGTTGATATTAGTTTAGATATACCAAATCAAAATAATGTAGAAGGGGTTGAAATATATTATGGCAGTGGAAGTAATACTTTAGAACAAAATAGAATATTAGTTAAAGTTTTTGATGCACCTACTGGAAATTATGCTGCAGGTTCAACTCAAAATTTTAAAGTTCAAAATATACCAACAACAACAGATTTATATATTTGGGTTAGATTAATAAATTCATTTTCAAGAAGTGCTTTTTCTGTTGGATTATCAATTGGTAATTGGAACCCAACAACAAATGTAAGCTCAATAGGTAATAATGCTATTGCTCCTGTATTATTAGGTTTTGATTATAATCAATATAGAAATTTAATTATTAATGGAGATTTTATAATATCTCAAAGAGGTACAACAGCAAGTTCTTCAAGTTCAGGTTATTTAGTATCAGATATGTGGTATTCAAATATAAATAATGCTGGAACATGGAATCATGATAAAGTAACTGATGTACCAAGTGATACAGGTTTTAATAATTCATTTAAATTAGAAAACACAAGTACAGTAACATTAAGTTCAAATTCATATTTTAAATTTAAACAGTTTATTCAAGGGCAAAATTTACAAAGATTAAAATATGGTACAAATGATGCTGAAAATTTAGTTTTAACTTTTTGGGTTAAATCAAGTAAAACCGGTACATATATTGTAGAATTATATAATTATGATGGTACTAGGCAAATAAGTAAATCTTATACAATTGATACAGCAAATACCTGGGAACAAAAAATAATTTATATTAATGGTGATTCAAATGTTTCAGGTTTATTAGATAATGATAATGATAAAAGTTTATCACTAGATTTTTGGCTTTGTGCTGGATCAGATTATACTTCAGGGGCATTAAATACAGATTGGGATTCTGTTACTGATGTTGATAGAGCTGATGGCCAAGTTAATTTAGGTGATAATGCAAATAATAATTGGTATATAACAGGTGTTCAATTAGAATCTGGAAACAATCCAAGTAAATTTGAAATATTACCTTATGATAAAAGTTTACAAAGATGTCAACATTATTATTATGAATTAGAAAGTATACTTGGTGAAGCATTTACAGGACATAGTAGTGATCATATAAGGCATATTAATATTTGGTTCCCAGTAACAATGAGAGATGCACCAACAATTAATGTAACTTGGTCAACTGGTACAAATCCTACAAATTTAAGTAATACACAATATGCGCATTGTGAAGTTGACATAGGTGCAGCTAATACACTCGCAAGTTTAACAAGTTTTTCAGCTAGTGCTGAATTAACATAAATGTATATAGCCATAGTTATATACAATCATATACTAACCTACAGGAGATAATATGAGAATTTCAAATATAACAAATTATTTAGGCGGAGCCGATAATGTAATTGTTAGAGAAATAACAGAGGGTAATCAAATATTATTAAATATTAATACTGATGATACTTCTATTGACTTTTCAGATGCAAATACAGTTTTTGATATTAAAGCAGAATGTTTTGATGCAACAGTTGAATCTACAAGAGGTTCATTAAGTTTAACTAATTTACAACTTAATCCTAATGCAACTAAAAAAACTTATACAAAAACTGAATTAATACATAATACAGGTACAGCTGGACAGTTTGATTTATTAGTCCCATCAACATTATTAAGTGATCAAAACCCTACATTTACTTCAACGGCAGATACTACAAATCCATTTGTTGTGGTTATGAAAGTACAATGGTCAAATGGTACACCAATTGTTAAAAACTCAATAAGACTTGTTTTTATAATTAGATATCAACCACAATAATAAGGATTATAAAAATGGCTATTACAATTAAAAACGAACCAATTAATGTAACAACTACAGAAACACCAGTAACAGTTACAGCTAATAACCAACGTGGCCCACAAGGTGAAACAGGCCCACAAGGAGCTACTGGCCCACAAGGCCCAACTGGGCCACAAGGAGCTACTGGCCCACAAGGAGCTACTGGCCCACAAGGTTTAATAGGCCCACAAGGTTTAATAGGCCCACAAGGTTTAACAGGCCCACAAGGTTTAACAGGCCCACAAGGGCCGATTGGCCCACAAGGCCCGGATACATTAACTTCATTAAATGCATCATCTAATATTTTAACTTATACAGACGAACTAGGTAATGCAACAAATATAGATTTATCTTTATATTTAGATGATACCAATTTATCAAGATTAACATCTGGATCTTTAAATGGATCAACAGGTATAGCAACTTTTACAAGAGATGATAATTCAACATTTACTGTTGATTTTAGTCCTTTATTTGATGATACTAATTTAGCTAGAATTGATAGTACTAATTTTGATTTGTTAACTGGTGATTTAACATTAACAAGAAATGATTTAACATCAATTACAACAAATCTTGATGGAAGATATTTAACTAATTATGTAGAAACAGATCCTATTTTTACTGCTTCTGATGCATTTAACATATCTTCTTTTGATATAAATAATTGGAACACTTCTTATTCTTGGGGCGATCATTCATCTGCTGGCTATTTAGTTACAGAAACAGATCCTATTTTTAATTCTTCTGCTGCAGCAAGTATAATTTCTTTTGATATAAATAATTGGAATACAGCATATTCATGGGGTGATCATAGTTTACAAGGTTATTTAACAACATTATCATTAAATCAAATTTCAGATGTAAATATTAATATACCAAATATAGGTGAAGTTTTAAAATATGATGGGATTAATTGGACAAATCAAACTGATGCAGGTGGTATTGCATTAACTGATCTTTCAACAACCAATGTTTCTCCAAGTGGTAATGGTTCATTATCTTATGATAACTTAACTGGTTTATTTACTTATACCCCACCAGATTTATCAACATTTACAGAAACAGATACATTAGATACTGTAATAAATAGAGGTTCAACAACTACTACAACAGCTGTTATACCTTTTTATTATGCTAATCAATCATCTTTCCCAAATGCTTCTACTTATCATGGGGCAATTGCGCATAGTCATTCAGATGGCGCAATGTATTTTGCTCATAATGGAGTTTGGAATAAACTTGCAAATGATAATCAACTTATAAATTCTTCTAATTGGGATACCGCTTATTCTTGGGGAGATCATTCTACACAAGGATATATATTAACAGAAACAGATCCCTTATTTATGTCATCTGCAGCAAGTTTAATAACTAATTTTGATATAACAAATTGGAACAATGCATATTTTTGGGGAGATCATAATTTAGCAGGATATGTTTTATCTTATGGTTTAAATTATCCAACATTTGATGGTGTTGCTGGTGATGTTTTAACAACAGATGGATTTGGAAATTTATCTTTTTCATCTTCATCATCAGTTAATGGAACTTCACAAAGATACAATTACACAGCAACATCTGGTCAAACAACTTTCACAGGTTCAGATAACAATGGTAACACATTAAGTTATGATGCAGGTTACATTGATGTTTATTTAAATGGTGTCAAATTATTAAATGGAACAGATGTAACAGTAACAAGTGGTACATCAGTTGTTTTAGCAAGTGGTGCTACCGCAGGAGATGTAGTTGATATTGTTGCTTATGGAACATTTTCAGTAGCAACACTAAACGCATCAAACTTAACAAGTGGTACAGTACCAACAGCAAGAGTATCTGGTGCGTACACAGGAATTACACAGACAGGAACTTTAACATCTTTTGCATCAACAGGTATAGATGACAATGCTACAAGTACAGCAGTTACTATCGATTCATCTGAAAATGTATTGGTGGGAAAAACATCTACCACTTTTGCAACAGCAGGTATCAATCTTCAACCTAATGGTAGAGTAGATATTACAAGAGATGGTGGTCAATCAGGTTACTTTAATAGAACAACTAGCGATGGTGCTATTTTAGGATTTTATAAAGATGGCTCAGAAGTTGGTCGTATTAGTACATCATTTTCTGGTTTAATTTTAGGAACTTCAGATGTTGGTTTATTTTTTGATAGTACATCTTCTCAACATTCAATAAAACCTAGAAACACAAATGGTAATACTGTAGATACAGAAATAGATTTTGGTAGTGCTGGTAACAGATATAAAAATTTATTTTTATCTGGTGGTGTATTTCTTGGTGGCACAGGCACAGCAAACACTTTAGGCGA